ATCAAAGATGCTGTGCAAATAAGTCTTACCAAAGACATGGGTACGGATTATTTTGAAGATCCCAGAGCCAGATTGATGAAGATTAAATCTAACAATGGTCAAGTGAGCACAGGTTGGCCTACCATGGATCAAAGATTGTTCGGCGGTATGAATCGCGGCGAGCTTAATATTTTTGCTGGCGGTTCGGGCTCAGGTAAAAGTTTGTTCATGCAGAATATCGCAATCAACTGGATCACAGCCGTATTAAATGGTGTGTTCCTTACACTGGAACTCAGTGAAGAGCTGTGTGCCATGCGCATGGATGCCATGGTTGCCAATTGCAGCACAAAAGAAATCTTCCGAGACTTAGACACATTAGAAATGAAGATTCGCATGGTAGGCAAGAAGTCTGGTAAGTTGCGTATCAAGTATATGCCAGCACAAAGCAATGTGAATCATATTCGTGCCTATCTCAAAGAACTAGAAATACAAACAGGCCAAAAAACAGATTTTATCATGGTAGACTATCTTGATCTAGTCATGCCAGTTAGTGCCAAAGTCAGTCCCAGTGACTTGTTTGTTAAAGACAAATATGTTAGCGAAGAACTTAGAAACTTGGCCAGAGAATTTAACATATTGATGATTACTGCATCCCAATTGAATAGATCAGCAGTAGAAGAAATTGAATTTGATCACAGTCATATATCAGGTGGTATCAGTAAAATCAACACAGCAGTTAATGTGTTTGGTATTTTTACCTCAAGGGCCATGCGCGAGCGTGGTAGATATCAGATTCAATTAATGAAAACTCGAAGTTCGAGTGGTGTAGGACAAAAAGTTGATCTTGAGTTCAATATTGAAAGCCTGCGTATTACTGATCCAGGTGAAGATGCACAAAGTGAAAATGGTGGACAAGGATTTCGAACTAGTAATCAAATTATGGATCAAATTAAAACAAACACAACAACCAGTTCGCCAATGATTTCTGCAAAGCCCAAACCAGGATTTGAACTTGAAAATAAAGTGCAAGCTAATGTTGACAGTACAAAATTAAAACAGATGTTAGCAAATCTCAAAACTAAAACATAATGACTCAAGATATTCATTGTCCAATGATTCATAATGGACTACAAATCAATTTAAAAATCTCAGATGCAATAAACATAAATCAATGTTGTCTTAGGGATGAGTTGTACACCACGACCATTAACAACATTTGGTCTAACCCAAAATTAATTTCATTGAGGAAAATTAATCTAAACAATCGTTGGGATCCCGGATGTTACCAATGTAAAAGTAACGAAGCAGCTGGACTAAAAAGTTTCCGCACTGGTACATTAAACATGTTTGGCAAAAGACAAACCTTGAGTGGCCCTGCACGACTAGATTTAATGTTTGATATAGGATGTAATTTAGCCTGTAGGACTTGCGGAGTAGATTCTAGCACATATTGGCAAAAACATCTCACAGATAACAAAATACCATTTGTGGCGCCAACAGCAACATCAAAAGCTGAGCAAATGATAGAAATTTTAAAAACACTTGATTTAACAAATTTGGAACTGGTCGTTTTTTGCGGTGGCGAAACATTGCTTGGATCGGGATATTGGGCAGTAGTTGATGCTATTTCTAAATTAGCACCACAAGCTAAAAATAAAATTACATTGAGTTTTCAAACTAATGGAACACAAAAGATTCCAGAAAAATATTATAAGTTAATTGAAAAATTCCATTTACTAAAACTCAATATCAGTCTTGATGGCGTAGGACAACAATTTGAATATCTGCGCTGGCCCGCAAGTTGGCATCAAGTGACCGATAATATTTTTAATTTACGCGAAACATTACCAGTTAACACTATGTTCTTGGTAGAAGAAACAATTAGTATTTTTAATTTATATTATCATGACAGACTGACTCAGTGGACAAAAACTAATTTTAGTTCAAACAGATTAGGTGATGTTACTAACCACACTAGCCATCTTGCTGTTGGGATGTATAGTCTAGATCAGATCACACAAGAATATAAAAATGCATTACCTGACAATTTACAAAAATTAATTCCTAAATTTTGGAAGGAAAATCCGGAACAAATTGCAAACATGGTGAAACAAATAAAACAATTTGATCAAATACGAGGGCAAGATTGGAAAAAAATATTTCCAGAGGTAGCAGACTTTTATTCTAAATATCTTTAAACCGTTGCGATATTTCAGGAAGATAATTCTGTCTTTTATAATCATAATAGCTAGACTAAATATCAAATAACGGAGCAGATTTTGCAAAAACGCACTCGCAGCATCCTTGACGAACTAGCTCACATGCCTGTCAGCAAGGACAGGGAAAATCTCGTGGAAAGTCGAGCTGGACATGTGATTCAGGGTGCAATAAACTTGATCAATTATATCAAAGAGAATTATGATAGTGAGCAAGCAGCTGAACTAGAGCGCAGATTGCTCAACAGTATCAGGGCACAGGATCCTGCAAAATTTGCTCGCGGTGTTAGGAGATTTAGGCGTGAAGATTAAAGAAATTACCAATGAAGGGTTTATCTCAAGTTTTGTTAAAGGTTTAGGACCTGCTGCTTTTCAAAAAGTTATTGATACGCCTTATAAAAAACAAGCAGAATTAGATGCGGTAGACATAGCCAAATCATCTTATGAAAAATACGGACACAATCCAGAATTTGTAGATCCAAAGACAAAAAAACCATTGTTTCCTAAAAAATTTGGATATATGTCATGGCTAACTCCTTATTATTTATATACAGAAAGAAATAAAATTGTTGCTGGAATGTCAGACGCGGACAAAGCTTCTTTACCTGATGAAATCAAAGCACAACTTGGCATTCCTGTAGTAAACCCAGGAGCGCCATGATGAAACTCAATGAAGGCGGCAACATCTTTAAGACACCCAATGGCGAGCCGTTAACACAGCGTATTCAACGCAGCGATGTTCCTGCAACAATTAAATGGATCGAATCAAAAACACAAATAGCGTTTCCTACGGAATCTTGGCTAGGCACAACTGGTCGTAAAAGTTCGTCGGGTGATTTAGATCTAGCAGTAGACGAAACTAAAACCACCAAAGAAGAGTTGATTAAAGTTTTGCTAGCCGCGGGAGTAGATGCCAAGGACATTAAAAAATCCGGAGATAGTGTTCATGTCAAGACTCCTATTGCAGGCGATCCTAAAAATGGATTTGTTCAAGCAGATTTAATGTTTGGCGATCCAGGTTGGCAAGCATTTAGTATGGCAGGTGCACCAGAAGAAAGTAAACTAACAGGTATGAGCCGCCATGTTATACTAGCTAGTATTGTGTCAGCATTAAATCCAGGACTAAAATGGAGTTACAAACATGGTTTAGTTGATCGTGTAACTAATACCACTGTGCCGGATGGCAAGAGTGCAAAAAAATTAAGTGACATTACCGGTATTCCTATTGCTCGATTAAACACAGCAGACGACATATTGGACGCTATCGCTAAAAGACCAAACTACGAACAATTAATCGCTGCTGCTAGAGAAACACTGGCCAAGAGCGATATTGAATTACCTGAAGCAGCACCTACACCAGGCACTGCTGCTTGGTTTAGAACATATACAGACAAACTTGCATAATGCTATTAGAATTTATAACTACCCTAACCGAAGGCATTCGCACACCGCATCCAGAAGATTTTATTCTTAATGGTAGTCACGCGGCCTCTGATGCAATCGACGGTATGCTATCAGCTGTATCCAATCCAAATCTAGTTAGCATTAAATGGGACGGTAGTCCGGCTATTATCTTTGGTCGTAGGCCTGCAGATGGTCAGTTTACTATGAACTACAAAGAGTACATAGGCTTGCCAGGAGGACAGGTTACTTCTGCTCGAGACTTAGCGAATTTTTTTGTACAAAATCAAAAAAACATGGATGTAGGACAAAAACTAGCTGCCATGTTTGATAGTGTGGCTTCAATAGTACCCAACAATTTTCAAGGATTTGTGCAAGGTGATGTAATGTGGACTTCACCTGTACCAGAAGAGCAAAGTTATTTTGTTTTTCAGGCTAATCCCTATGGTGTAACTTATCGTGTAAAATCAAATAGTGCTGTTGGTAAAGAAATTAAAGGAAGACCTTTTGGCCTAGCAGTGCATACCTACGGTACAGATGTTGAAAAAACTAGCAAAGGCACAGAAATACAAAATAAAACATCACTACAAGGGCTAGGCGGACTTGGCGGCACAAATCAAAATATTACTGTATTAACAGGCAACATGGGCACTAAGTTTCGACTTAAAGAACCGGTGCAACAAGTAAAAGCTGCTAGAGTGGCTATACAAAATTTTGCATCTTTAAATGGCGATGCTTTCCTAGGTAATTTAACACAATCTACGGTAGCTAAACTGCAAACCTATTATAATAGAAAATATACAGGACAGGCAGTTGATGCCAATTGGTTACAAAACAATTTAACAGCACCACAGTTTAAGTTAGTAGCAGCAGAAGAAAATAGACCTATCATGGAGGCCATGGACACCGCTTATGTGGCAATATATAATCTTAAACTGGCTATTCTGCAACAATTAGAACCTCAAGTTGGCGGTGTAGAGCAATATGTAGGCAATGTACCTAAAGGCGAAGGCTTTGTTATTAATACACCTAGTGGATTTATTAAACTAGTAAATCGCGGAGTATTTTCTACTGCAAATGTACAGGGAAGATTGTAGTTTTTTCCAAACGAGCATAAATATTTGCATGCGTTAAACGCAAATAATTAAGGAGAAACAAAATGACAATCGGAG